CCGAAAAGCTGGCGAATAATTTAGAAAGAAAACGCGGAATTTTGCGTAAAATCGCATAAAAAACGCGTAATAAAAAATATATCAAAGACCGCCAGAATATAAGACTTTGAGTATATCGCCCGACTGCATAAAAATGCAGAGGATTTTTTTAATGCGGAGGCGCGGAGGGCAGTGCGCGGCGAGCCGCTCCGCCGCCGGTCAAAATTTTCAAAAATAAAAAAAGCTGAATCCATTTTTTTGGATTCAGCTTTGCTTTTTGGTTTGATTTTATTTCAACGTTGGCTCCTCGACCTGATAGCCGTCGAAGTCAAAGACTTTAAGCCCGATTCGCTCATTGACGTCAATAAAACTTTGCTGCAACGGCTTGACCTCATTGGTTGCAAACACTTTTGCCACCGTCATCGCGTCGCCAAGACCACCGGCAGACTTCGGCACAATCCCCATCAAAGCAGGCGGCACGCGATGAATCGCCATCATATCTTCCGCGCTCACGGATTTGATATTGAGAAACTCGTCCTTCGCCGCGACCTCCGCGATGGGAATCAGTTTAATGCCGTCAGGATTTCCGCCCGGCGCGCGCAGCAAAACATTTTTAAAATTGCCGTCGCCTTTTGACTGCCGGAGCTGCGACTTGACCGCATCCCAGCCCTGCTCGTCGATTTGCGTGTCAGTCGAGTAGAGAATAAAGCCAGCGTGTGAACCATTTTTATAATAACGGACGCGGAACTTAGTTGCCGCCGAATTTAAATCAATCGAATCCATCGCCGCCAAATAATACGGCACGCCATAGATTTCCTGTTTAAGATTCGGTTGCATGATATGAATCACATCGTCGCCGGATATTTTTTCATAATTCAACTGCACAAAATTATTCCGCAGATAGACAAAGTCTTTCAGGTTTGACGCGCGTCGCATGTACAAAGCCAAGCGGCTTTTCATTCCGACGACTTTGCCCAGACGATTGCGTTGCATCTCAAGATAGCCATTGCCCAAAACCAAATAATTAAAAGCCAGCTTTTCAAATTCCGAGCGGCTCAAAAATTCCGTCGGCTTGAAAGTAACTTTCAAAATGTTCAACTTAGCAAGCAGAGCGGACGCATGGTGCAGCCCTTTAGTCAGCAGACGCTCGACATCGTACAAGTTGACAGGCGGCTCGTACCATGTGCCGTTATCAAAGCAGCCAATAAAATCAAACAGACTGTAAACGTCTTGGTAGTCCTCAAAAGAAAAGACATCACAATCAAACTGACCCTCTTTCAAAATCTCATTATTCATAAATAAAACCTCTCATTAAAAAACATCAACCGAACCACGCGCCGCCGAGCCGTCGAGCGGCTCTTGGTAGAACACCTGCAACGCCGCCCACGCGACATCCGCATGGCTCAACTCTTTCGTCCGACCGCTGACATAAGTCACATTGCGGCCGCTGCCGGTCACAGCCGTGCGAATACTCATAAAAGCCGCCGTGAAATCCTTCCAGTCCAGCTCCCACTCAACGCGGCGCTCACGCATGAGCGCGTGCATTTTGTTGATCATCAAATATTTCTCCTGCATGGAGTATTGAACCCCGACCACAGGCGGATAGAAGCCCTGCACAATCTGAAAGACGGCAGCCCCCAATCCAGTTTTATCGATGACAACCTTTTGGACGTTGTATCGCTCGAAAGCCTTTTTAATAAATGCCGCCTGACTTTGGAAATCATTACCGTGCAGCATTTGACGCTCAACAATGCGGAACTTATCGCCAGCGAAACGAGGCGGCACGACAGCCACAAAAGCCGCCGCATCGCCTGAATCGGCCGGGTCATAGCCCAACCAAACAGGCAGATTCCCAACAGGGCGCGCCGCGAACGGTTTATAAAATTCCGCCCACTCGTCCCACGAATCGACCGCGCAGCGTTGCAATGCCGAGAAGTCAAAGACATTGTCGCCGTCCTCCACAAACTCACACATGAATAGCTGACGAAATTCCGCCGGCGAGTTTTCAAGCAGGAGCTGTTGGCGGTCAAACAAATTACAGCCGCGGCGCTCCGCATCGTCGAGCGTCACAATCTGACGCCATTGCCCATCTTCACAGGCTCGGCCGTCAACCAGCGCGTCATGGCTGACATCGAGTTTGATATGCTCCGACTTATCGCGCCCCTCATTGAATTGCTCCCCAGTCCAAAACGAATAAGCCGGATGGGACACCGCAGAAGGCGTGGAAAAATAAGTAATTCGATACTGACTTTGAGACGCCATCGGCTTCGCCAGGCGAGTCAACTCTTTGAAATCGGGGATCCAGAAATACTCGTCAACATACAAGTCGCCGTGTCGGCCTTGAGCCGTGCGCGAGTTAGTCCCCAAAAAATACAAAGCCGCGCCATTGCCCAAGCGAATATCCGCGCCCTTCAGCTCAACACCCACCATCTGCGCCATATCGATTTGATATTGCTTGAATTGAAACGCCTGCGCCTTCGACGCAGACAAAAACACCTTATTCTTCCCAGTCGTCAGCGCATCAACAAACGCTTCGCGCGCAAAAAAGAACGTCGCCCCGATCTGACGACTTTTGAGCAGATTGCGGAAACGTACCTTTTGGTTGTACCAAATCCGCTGATACTCAAACATCTGCTCCCTGAAGATTTCCTGCAATCGCAAGACCTGCGCCGCCGTGAAACTATTCGGCGCAGGCTTCGTCGCCGAGCGCACATTCTCACGCTCCCGACGCTCACGCGGCGGCTTGTCGATAGTCGGCACATCCCAGGGCAGGCCGTCTGAAACCACAGGCGCGGCCGCCTGCTCGACCTCATTTAAATCAGGCTGACGCGCGTCGGCTTTCTTGCCGCCCGATACCAGCGCAAAAAGCTGCCGCATCTCCTTATAGTCGGCGTCCGATTTCTTCGGCTGCGCAATCAACACATGCAAACGCATTTCCGCCGAAGCCGCCACGCGCACCGCCGGACTGCCGCCGTCCCAATTATCACGGCTTTTCCACGAGTAAACTGCCGGCGCCTTAAGACCAAGATGTCGGGCAATCTCCGAAATCCGCCAGCCCTGCCAATAAAGCTCACGCGCCATCAAGCGCGGATCGACGTTTGGTTTGATTAACGATTCTTTTGTCATCTCTCAAAAAATAAAAAAGTCTGAAAACCAAACAATCAATGATTTTCAGACCGCCTTAAACCCAAACGCCTTTTAAAAAAATCCTCAAAAATCGCAAAGCATAGATAAACCGTCCAGCGCTTGCCAAACTATGCCCATCCACACGCGAGAGCATTCCCCATGACCTATAAAAAAACCGATTGGCGCGTCATCGGCGTCAGCGGCGAAACCGCAGACGGCCGCACCATTTTCGCCAAAGAGCTGCAAGAAATGGCCGACCAATACGACCCCGAAATCTACGGCGCGCGCATCAATCTCGAACACATGAATTTTCTGTTTCCAGATTTCGCCGGCGGCTATGGCGACGTCGTCGAACTTAAAGCCGAACCGTGGGCAAAAGACGAAACCAAAACCGCCCTGCTGGCCAAGCTGAATATTACCGAGAGCCTCCAGAAACTTTGGGACAGCGGCCAAAAAATTTACACAAGTATGGAAATCACGCCGCGCTTTGCCGACACAAAAAAAGCCTACCTGACAGGCCTCGCCATTACCGACACCCCGGCAAGTCTTGGCACGACCGCAAACTACACCGCCGCCAAGACAAAAGCCGAAGAAAAAATCTTTACCGCCTACCGAAAAACCGAAACGCAGGAAATCGCCATGACCAAGCCTCAAGACAACAACCAAGACAGCAACCAAGCCGCTACCACCGTCAAACCGCTGACCGAAGAACACGCAGAAAGCATTTTCAGCCGCCTCTTTGCCAAATACTTCGGCAAAAAAGAACCGGAGCAGACCGAAAGCCCGGCCATCAATCCGGAGCAACCAAGCGAGCCAAAAGAAGGCCAGCAATTCAAACAAGAAGGCTGGGACGGTTTCAGTAAATCCGTACAACTGCTGGAAAAACTGGACGAAAAAATCGAAGCCCAGCAAACCGAATACAACGCCCTGCGCGCCGAGTTTGACAAATTCAAGGCCGAAATCGAAGCCAGCCCATACACCGGCCAACGCCAAGAACACAGCGGCAGCCAATCCGCCGCGCGCGTTGCTTGGTAAGTAAACCGCAAATCCCCAATCCCCCCAATACCACAGAAAGCGCATTATGAATCAAAAAAAATTGAGTTTCGCCATTGCCGCGATGATTTCCGAGGTTGCCGCCGCACAAGGCATTAGTAAAGAGGAAGTCAGCAACAGCTACACCATCTCCCCGACCGCCGTGCAGACCATGTACGACGAAATCGCACAAAACACCGAGCTGCTGCAAAAAATCAACCTTCGCCCGAAAACTGAAAAGGTCGGCGAAGTCATCGGCTTGGCATCAGGTTTGATCGGCAGCAATACCGACACAACTGCGCCAGACAAAGAGCGCAAACCTAAGCCGATTCACAACCTGACTGGCCGTAAATACTCGCTCGAACAGACCAACTTCGATGCGGCCCTGCGCTATGACGAAATCGACCAATGGGCGCACCTGACCGATTTCCCGAAACACATCAACAAAAAAATCGCCGAATCCATTGCCCTGTCTTTGGTAACCATCGGCATGAACGGCACCAGCCGCGCCGCTGATTCCAACACCGCGACCAACACAATGCTGCAAGACGTTGCCAAAGGCTGGCTGCAAAAAATGCGCGAGGAAAACAAATCACGCTGCATCGGCACCACTGGCACATCGACCGCCTCCGTCCCATACGGCCCCGGCGCGACTGACTACAAAAACCTCGACGCAGTTGTAACAGACGCGCTCAACGTCATGATGGACGAACGCTTCGCCGACCGCTCCGACTTTGTCGTCTTGGCCAGCCGCCGCACCGTTGGCGACAAATACCTGCGAATCGTCAACAAATCAGGCGAAACAGCCACCGAAATCGAATCAGGCGGCCGTCTGAACAAAGAGCGCACATTGGGCGGCTTGCCGGTATTGTACGTCCCCAACATGCCGCAAAACACCCTGCTGATTACCCCGTTGTCGAATCTGTCGATTTACTACCAAATCAGCGGCGAGCGCCGTCAAATCGTGGACAACCCACGCAAAAACCAGCTCGAGAGCCTGCAATCCAAAAACATCGACTTTATTGTCGAAGAATATGGCGCAGCGGTTTTGATTGAAAACCTGACCTACACCAAATAAAAACAGGGGGCGCAAGCCCCCGAAGACAAAAAGAAAGGCCGTCTGAAATGACCCTACTCAGCCAACACTTTGACCAAAACATTGCCGCAGCAGCCGCAACAGACAACATCGACCTCAATGCCCTGTCTGTCTATCAACGCCTATATAAAAGCCTAAAAGACGACAAAGCGATTTTAAAAAACATCGCCTCAATCAAAGACAAAATCAAAGCCAAAGCCGCCCTGATTCCGAATTATTCCGACTGGATTCAAGGCGTCATCGATACCGGCCGCGCCGCCGAAGACGACCAAGTAACCCCGACGATCTTGGTTTGGATGATTGACACAGGCGCGCTTGACCAAGCCATGCCGCTGGCGAAGCTCGCCATCGAGACACAAATGGCCTCAACCGACGAATACAGCCGCACCATGCCCGAAATCATCATCGAGCAAATGGCCGAGCAAATCAGCGCAGGCAGCGAAATCAGCCTGCCCAACCTGCAAACCCTGATTGATTGGGTCACAGCCAAATCAGACAACGGCCTGCACATCAACAACATGCCCGACCAAATCCGCGCAAAATTGCTCAAAGCCGCAGGCGAGCGCGCCGAAGAGCAAGGCGAAGACGAACACGCCCTCGCCCTCTACGAGCAAGCCCTCGACTACAACGAGCGCAGCGGCGTCAAAAAACGCATAGACGCGCTGAAAAAACAGCTCGAAAAATAAAAGCTCCCCCGCCGTATGGCAGACGGCAGCCTGTCTGCAAGCCCAATCCCTTCCAGCCTGCGCTGCCGCCACTGCCATACCCCCAATAAAAAAGGCCGTCTGAAATGACCGGATTTAACTTCAATTCCGCCTCACCCACAAACACACAAACCATCGACAAACAACACATCGACAGCGGCGACTTTTGGCCGGTCATCGACCTGGACGAGCTGCGCCGCGACATGCGCATCGACACCACCATCACGCCAGACCGCCTCTTCGACACCGCAATCAACGCCGTCGCCTACGTCAACGACCAGCTCAAAGACATCATCGCCAGCGTCCCATTGGCACAACACATCAGCCAAACCGACCCACGCCGAATAAACGGCGAGCCGCTCGCCAACATCCGCTACCGCCGCGCCGTGTACAGCTACACCAAAGCCCTACTCCTAGAGATTTACAACGACTACGACAGTACCGGCAAAACCGCTGCGCGAAGCGACGCCAAACAAGAGACCGCCGAAGACTACCGCCGCGAAGGCCATCACGCCATCGCCGAGCTGCTCAAAAAGCCGCGCATCGATTGCGAGCTGATTTAAAGGCCGTCTGAAATGCACACCCAAAACAACACCATAACCACGCGCGACGGCGACACCATCAGCCGCATCGCCTACGAGTATTACGGAAAATCCAGCGGTATGGTTGAGCAAATCCTTGCTGCCAATCCAAAACTAAGCCGCCAAGCCGTGCAACTGCCTGCCGGGCTGACCATCGTCATGCCGAAAATCGAACAAAACCAAACAATCAAAACTATTAATTTATGGGACTGAAAACGTGAACGAAACCAAAACCACCACCGCCATCAACGCGGCCGTCATCGTCATCGGCAGTTATCACATGGCCGCATCTGTTGCCTTCGGCGCAGCCGTCGGCGCCAGCCTGTTTATTTTGAGCCAAAACCAACACAGCCCACTGACTAAGGCTTGGCTCTTTGCCGTTTCATTTTTCAGCGGCATCTTTGGCGGAGAAACCGCCGCAGGGATTTTCAACTGGGTATTAAGCATCATCAGACCCGATGCCCAGCCGCTGAAATTTAACGAATTTTTGGGCGCCGCCATGTTTTCCGCCCTCGTCGTCGTCATCGTCAACCGCCTGATCGACTTTGTCGGCACAGCCAAGATTAAAATCCAAATCCAAAAGAAAGGAGAGAGCGAATGACCCCAATGCAAGCCGCCGCCATCATCTCCCTGGCTGCTGCCGGAGCATGGCGCATCCTGTTTTTCGACACACGCGGCCGCACCCATAAGCCCCTCATTAGTTTTATTGCCTGGCTCAAATTCGCCTGGATGATTGGCCTCATGATAGCCGTGATTTTCAAACTCTACTCCGTCGCCGTGTGGGGGCTGATTTTCGGATTAGCCCTCCATACCGGAGCATTAATTTGGCACGGCGGCAACGTCAACAGCATTTTGCCGACCGCGACCAAACATCAAACCAACCCATAAGAAAGCCTCACAAATGACCGAAAAACAAACCTACACCCTGGGCAAAACCAGCCTGTCAAAATTAAACGGCGTCCATCCTAACCTCGTTAAAGTCATCACGCGCGCGATTGAGCTGACCAGCCAAGATTTCAGCGTCAACGAAGGACTGCGAACACTCGACCGACAAAAGCGACTTGTCGCCGCCGGCGCAAGCCGTACCCTCAACAGCAAACACTTAAAACAAACAGACGGCTACGGCCACGCCTCCGACCTCATTCCGTGGGGCGACTTCGACGGCAACGGCACAAAAGAGATTTCATGGGCGTGGGAAAATTTCTATCCCATCGCCGAAGCCATGCGCGCCGCCGCCAAAGAATTAAACATCCGCGTCCGTTGGGGCGGCTGCTGGGCAACCCTCAACGACACCACCAAGCCGACAACCCAACTCGTCGCCGACTACGTCGCCGAACGCCGCGCCGCCGGTAAACGCGCGTTTATCGATGGCCCACATTTCGAGCTTGCCTAAAGGACGCCCCATGAAAACCGTCATTTCATTCTGCATCGCCCTATTCCTCGCCTGCTGCCTGCTCATGAACGGCCTGCTCAAAGCAAACCGCACAATCAAAGCTAAAGAGCAGGAAATCAAAACGCAAGCCGAGACCATCAAGCAAAAGGAAGCCGCCCTGAAGCTCTACCACCAGCGCAGCCGCACCCTGCAAGCGCAGCTCGACAAGCTGACCGCCGAAACAGCAGGCCAAAATGAGCAGATTCAGACGGCCATCCAAAAAAATCACGATTGGGCAAGCCAGGCAGTCCCCGAAGACCTAGCCAAAGCCATCAAATAAAAAAAGGGCGTGTTTGACACGCCCTATCTTAGAAAGCACAGCCATGAAAACGATCATCCCCATCTTACTCGCCGCCGCCCTGACCGCCTGCGCCGCCAAAGAGCCGCTGACCATCAACGCCGCCGACACATGCCCACCAGTGCCGAAATGTACCGTCAATCCGCCAGCAGAAATCAAAACCAATGCCGACTTGGTTTATACCATTTCCGCCTACAAGACAGCTTTTCAGCAGTGCCGCCTCTACCGCGACACCCTCGCCGCCTGCCTCCACCAAGAAGAGGAGACGGAAAAATGACCGATTTTATCGACCGCGCCTGCGATCTGGAAGAAATGCAACGCGCCCACGCCTTAGCACGACAAGCCGACCGCGCCGCGCAAAACTACCCCTCCGCATTTGAATGCGAAGAATGCGGCGAACCCATCCCCGAAGCACGCCGCCAAGCCGCCCCCGGCTGCCGCCTCTGTATCGACTGTCAACGAGAACAAGAAAAATATGGAAAAACCAGCTTTACTGCGCGCTGAAATCCAAAAGCATCTGCCGGAGCTGCGCCAAAATCCCGACAAGCTGACGATGTTTGTGACCAACGGGCAAATCGTCGCCTCAAAAGGCACATTGAGCCATGAGACAAAATACCGTTTGAGCGTCATGATTACCGACTTTACCGGCAACATCGACGTCTTAAACGCCGTCATCATCGCATGGCTGCAAGAAGAAAACCCACAAATCATCGGCCCGGGCGCGACCACCCCAACAGATTACAGTTTCGAGGTTGAGCTTTTAGGAAATAACACCTGCGACATCTTGATTGAATTAAACCTAACCGAGCGCACCACCGTCTTGACCGACGACCAGGGCAACATCGTCATCGGCCATCCGCGCAACGCCAACCATTCCGACCTGATGACCGCGCTGGGAATCGGAGAAAGCAGAAAATGACCGCCGATGCCTTAAATCTCTACATCAAGAACATCGACGAATACATTGCTAAACTCTCCCCGGCAGGGCTGCGCCGCCTGAAAAGCGACATTGGCAAAGTCGTCCTCAAAGCCAACCGCCAGCGCATCCGCGCTAACGTCGAGCCTGAAGGCAACGCCATGACGCCGCGCGCCGGTCACGATGAGCAAGGCAGGAAGCTCAAAGACGGCGAGCGGCTCAAAGTCGGCCAGCGCTTTGTCTATCTCTCCGGCAAACACGCCGGGCGCATCCGCCAATTTAAAAACATCAAGACCGCCGCCAGCGCCGCCAAGAAATCGCGCGCCAATACGGCCGCCTACGATCCGCAGTATGAATGGGGCTACGAGCTGGAAACGCGCGGCGTGTCAAAATTCAACCGCGACTACATCCGCGTCTTAGACGGCAAGCCCACCAAAGAGCGGCTGAAATCGCGCATGTTTACCAAAATACACCGCGCCAAATACCTGCGCGCCCAAATAGACAGCATGGGCGTCGCCATCAAATTCGTCAGCGGCCTGACCGCCTACATCGCCGCCGCACACCAATACGGCGACGACGGCCGTCCAGAGCGTCATCTCTTAGGTTTCAGCGATGACGACCTCGAAATCATCGAGAATCTAGTCATCAGCCACATAGCAGCCCACGAATAAAAAGGCCGTCTGAACCCGTTGTCAGACGGCCTCTCTTTTAAAAAAAACCATCAAAACCGCCAAAAATAGAAAAACCGCCACGCCGTTGCCAAACTATGCCCATTACACGCACGCCGAACAAAACCCAATGACCGCCGAACTCAACAGAAAAATCGCCAACATCATCAAGCAGGGCGTGATTGCAGAATCAGACCCTGCGCGCGCATTGGTACGCGTGCAGCATGGCGAGCTGACGAGCGACTGGCTGCCCTATTTCGTCCCCTTTGCAGGCGGCGTTTCCGTCCATCGCCCCCCGAGCGTCGGCGAAAACTGCATCATCTTGTCGCCAAGCGGCGAGACCGCCAACGGCTTGGTTTTGTGCGGCATGGCATCGGCCTCATTCCCAAGCCCAGCCCAATCGGCTGACGAGACCGTCGTCAAATTTCCAGACGGCGCCATTATTAATTACAACCACGGCGCCGGCCAAATGACATTAAAAGCCGTCGCCAAGCTGACCATCGACGCGCCCGACACCCTAATCACTGGCAACGTCGTCATCCAAAAAATGACAACAAGCAACGGCCTGCTGACCTACACGGCAGGCATGAGCGGCAGCGGCGGCGAAGGCGGCGGCGGCACAACCATCAAGGGCGCAATCAACCACGAAGGCACGCTGACCAATACCGGCAAAATCACATCCAACGGCGTTGTCGTCGATGACCACATCCACCCAGGCGACAGCGGCGGCAAAACAGGCAAACCAGAATGACCAACAGCGAAACAGGCCGTCAAATCGGCCTCTACGACCACATCCGCCAATCAATAAAAAACATTCTATTCACGCGCATCGGCACGCGCCTGATGCGCGAAGAATATGGCAGCCTACTGCCAGAATTATTAGACCAACCGATTACCCCTGCCCTGCTCTTGCAATGCCAGGCGGCCGCCATCGCCGCCCTGGCAAAGTGGGAGCCGCGCATTGAAATTCAGGCGGCCACCGTATCGGCAGCCGCCGCCCTCGACGCAAAAGTCATCATCAACATCGAAGCCGTCAACATCTCGACCGGCACACTTGAGACATACAGCATCAGGAAATAAAAAATGCCGCAAATTGCCGACCTGTCAAAAATTCCAGCTCCCGACGTCATCGAAGAGATTGACTTCGAGAAAATCCTTGCCTCCCGAAAGGAGCGTTTCATCGCCGAATACCAAACGCCTGCCGAGCGTGAATATTGGCGCAAGGTTTTAGAGCTGGAATCAGAGCCGGTTGTCAAATTGCTGGAAGAGTGCGCCTACTCCGAAATGCTGATGCGCCAAGATTTCAATGAGCGCGCCAAAGGCTTAATGCTGGCATACGCAACAGGCAGCGACTTAGACCAGCTCGCCGCCAATGTCGATATTCAGCGCCTTGTCATTACCGAGGCAGACTACACCGTGGAGCCGCCCATCCAGCAGGTTTTGGAATCCGACGAATCATTGCGCCGCCGCGTGCAGGGTGCGTTTGAAACGCTGACCACGGCAGGCAGCGAGGAATCATATTACCAACACGCCAAATCAGCTCACGGACAAGTCGCCGACATCGCCGTCATCAGCCCGAGCGGCGCGGTTGTCGATATTGTCGTCCTATCGAATCAAGCAGGCGGCGTGCCGTCTGAAGCCGTCATCAAAGCCGTGACAGAGGCCGTCAATGCCAAATACCGCCGCCCGACCGCCGACCGTGTAACAGTCAAGGCCGCCCAAATCATCGAGTATCAAATCAACGCTCAAATCATCGTCTATCCGACCCCCGACTATGAGCCGATTTTGGAAAACGCGCGCGCGCGTATGCGCGAAGCCGTGGACGAAAATTTCAGGCTGGGCCGCGACGTTGACCTCTCTATGATTTATGCCGCCCTGCGCGTCGAAGGCGTGCAGAGCGTCGTCATCAGCCAGCCATCAGCCGCCATGCCGGTCACACAATATCAGGCGGCCTTGTGTACGCAAATTAACGTAAGCTACGGCGGCCAAAATGAATAAATATCAAACCGCCCAGCCATCAACACGGACGGCTTTTGAAAAGAAATTCGGCGAAGCCGAAATCTACCCCGTCCCCTACGCCGTCGTATCCGACCTATGGAATCCCGACCGAATCCCAGCGCATCTGCTGCCGTATCTCGCCTGGGCGCTGTCGGTTGACTATTGGAATGACACATGGGACGAGCAGCGCAAGCGCGATGTCATAAAAGCCGCCTACCGAACCCATAAATTTAAAGGCACAAACGGCGCAATCGAAGAAGCCCTCAAGCCATTCGGCGTGACCGCCAAGATTACAGAATGGTTTCAGACCAAGCCACTAGGCTCGCCTGCCAGCTTTGCTCTGACCCTGATGGCAGAAGAAGCCATCAGCCAAGCCGACTATCAGGAAATGCTGCGCATCGTCCAAAAGGTTAAGCCGGTAAGCCGTCATTTAAGCGGCTTGACCGTCGGCGTTATGACCTACGGAAAACTCAAAGCCAGCGGCATTACCATCAGCGGCCAGCGCACAACAATTTATCCGTACATCAAACCGCAAATTAATTTATCCCCGGCAGGCCGCGCCGCCGCCGCATTACAACAAATCGACGTCATCACAATCAATCCGAAAGCCAACCAATGAGCCAACAATATTACACACTCGTCACCAACATCGGCGCCGCGCGCATCGCCAAAGCGACCGCATTAGGCACAGTCGTCAACTTAAGCCAAATGGCAGTCGGCGACGGCGGCGGCAACCCCATCACGCCGTCAGCCACAGCCACAGCCCTGACGCGCGAAGTGTATCGCGCCAGCCTCAATATGTTGGAAGTTGACGAAAACAACCAAAAGCAAGTCATTGCCGAGCTGCTTATCCCTGAAGAAGAAGGCGACTTCACGATCCGCGAAGTCGGCCTCTTTGACAACAACAACAATCTGATCGCAATCGGCAGCATTGCCGACAGCTACAAGCCGCGCCTCTCCAGCGGCACGGCAAGCCAGCAAATCATCCGCATGGTCATCCAAATCGACAACACCGACGCCGTCGGCCTCAAGGTTGACCCTGCTGTCGTTTTGGCGACGCGCGAATTTGTTGAGCAAACCGTAAATAAAAAATTCGGCAACGTCGCCTACCGCGTGCCAAGCATTGCCGCCCTGCGCGAATTTAACAAGCCCGGCGCATCCGTCGTCATCGTCGAAAACTATCATGACGGCATCAACGGCGGTGGCGGCGTGTTTGTAAAATCCGACAATCAAGCCATTGCCGACAACGCCGCCACAGTCATCGTCGGCGAATCCGGCACACGCTGGCTGCGCCAATACACCGCCTTGAGTATTCGCGATTTTGGTTATGCTGAATCAAAAAACAACGCCGCCGCGACCATCGAAGCAGCCGAGCGCGCAGCGTTAGGCGTGTTTGTTGATTGCTTAGGCTTAAAAATCGATACAAATAAAAAGTACCAAACAAAAAACAAATACGGCAACGGCCAATTTACCGTCAACGGCGCGACCGTCGATATGCCATATCAACCAATCCGCACAGGAATCGGGCGATTTATTAGCGGCACAGGAGCCGCCGCAAATCTCAAATCCAACGAATGGACAGGCACTGGATTGGTCGTCATCGGCGAGGGCGCGATGGCAAAAACCGAGAAATGCGTTTCCGGCATCGCCATCGGCGACCGCGCGCAGGGCTTTTCGCGTATCAGCCGCGACAATATCGCCATCGGCGCAGACAGCCTAATCAACGTACAGGCCGAGACGGAATGGTACGACCAGTCAAAAATGGCAGGCACTCGAAACATCGGCATCGGCGGCAATGCCGGCCGAGGAATCACAAGCGGTTTTTCTAATGTTTCCATCGGCCGCAACGCCGGGCAAGGCTTGGGCGAAGGCTCATCAAATATTGCACTAGGCGCAGGCGCAATGGCAGGGACGGCCCCAGTCGGTTTGACTGGAGACATCGAAGTTTTCTGGCCGTCGCCAACCTCAAGAACAATCGCAATCGGCGAGGCCGTCTTGCAAACATATCAAGGCCGCGCCGCTCAAACCGCAATCGGCGGCAACGCGGCAAGAAATACCAAGACCGCCGAGAAACTGACCGTCATCGGTGCGAACGCAATGGAAAGCCTCGAACAAAACCGCGCCCCAAACGGCGGAAATGTTGTCTGGACAGGAACAGAAACAGGCAGCTACACCCAATCGGGGGATACGATTACTTTGACATTTAATAATATTCGAGGCGCAAAGGTTAATTATTGGGTAGGCATACGCCTGACATCAGGCGCGTCGCAAACCTTACAAAACGACGTCATTCCGGTAAAAGTCGTATCGGCCAGCGGTAATAATCTGACAGTTCGCAGCTCAAAAGAGCTGACCACCTCCGGCTCTGCCGAGCTGAAGTTCGTTTTTTCTGATACCTCATCCGCAACCCTCAACGAAGAGCTGACAATCATCGGCGCGAACGCCATGAATAAGGCAGTTACCGCAGGTTATTCGACCATCATCGGAGCTGACGCAGCGTTGTCAGGCACGAATTACCAAAAAGCGACCGCTGTCGGCGCGTCGGCGATGAGAAAAGGCAATCACGTTTCCAGTGTTGCCGTTGGCTATTGGGCATTGACAGACGCGAGCAGTGAGCGATGTGTTGTCATCGGCGATAGCGCTGGCTATCGAAACGTGCAAGGCGATATTTTGACAGGAAAAATCACAGGCTCCATCGCCATCGGCTACGGCGCGCGAATCAACGGCGACAACGAAATCCAAATCGGCACAAACGGGCAAACCCTATACGCCCCGACCGCCGTCAACATCCGCTCCGACGGCCGCGATAAAACCGACATCAAACCGCTTTCAGACGGCCTGAAATTTGTCATGGAATTGAAGCCGGTCACAGGCTACTACGACCGCCGTGATGCTTATGTTGACGAGCTTTTCAAAGACCTGCCAGAAGAAGAGCGCGCCGCCAAAGTGCGCGAATGGTGGAAGAACCCAACCAAAGACGGCCGACACAAAGAAGACCGCCAGCAGCATTGGTTTATTGCCCAAGACATCGCCGCGCTGGAGCAAGAGTACGGCCGCCTGCCGATGGTAAACATCAAAAACGACACATACACCATTGAATATGAGACTTTTATCCCAGTTTTGACCAAAGCAATCCAAGAGCTGGCCGAAAAAGTCGAGAAATTGGAAAACGAAAACAAGGAATTAAAAAATGACAAGATGCGTAATTGACCAAGACGGCTTGTTCGTGGAAGAGCAATATTTTGACGATGGCCGTCAAAGTATCGAAGCCGAAGTGCCGCCGCTGCAAGAAAACCAAGCGGCAAGATGGACGGGCGAGAGCTGGGAGATCCTCCCCGATTTTCGCGGCGAAGTCGTCTTTACCAAAGACGGCGAGAAAGTATGGAAAGAAATCGGCAGTCTGCCTGACGGCGTCAGCCTGACCCCGTTGGAAACGGCAAACTTGGCGGATTTAAAAGCCGCCATGCTGACAAACCTCAACGCCTCCGCCCAAACATTTGTTGACGGCCACTCCGGCGCGAGCCAAGTCCCCGATTTCGAGTTGGCGACATGGCCGCTCCAGTCAACCGAGGCGCAGGCGTGGGCTGCCGATAAATCAGCCGCTACCCCAATCCTAGACGGAATTGCAGCCGCGCGCGGCTTGGACAAAGACAAGCTCAAAGCGGCCGCTTTAAAAAAATCCCTGGCATATTCCGCCCTGTCTGCCATTGTTGCCGGTCAGCGCCAGGCAATTCAAGACCAAATCGAGGCTGCCAAAACCAAATCAGCCTTAGAAAAAATCAAAATCGAGTTTAAGCTGCCGGAGGCCGTCTGAATGAGCAAAGTTTATTTGGCATTGTACAAAGGCCGCAAAAAAATCCAATCGCCCAAAGACATCATCTACCGCGTGACAGACTGGGCCATCCGCAAAGCGACGCGCGGCGAATATTCACACTGCGAAATCGCCGTCCGACTGCCTGACGGTCAGTTTGACTGCTACACATCGTCCCATCGGGACGGCGGCGTCCGTTGCAAGCGCATGGAGCTGCCGTCTGACAAGTGGGATTTAATCGAGCTGCCCAAACCCAATCTGACCTACGGACGCGCGATGAGACTATGGCGCGAAACCAAAGGCAAAAAATATGACCTGTCAGGTGTTTTGGCCGTCAAGTCGGTTTTCCGCCGTCTGAAAATCCGTCAATCGCCGGACAAATGGTTTTGTTCCGAATGGTGCGCCGCCGTCATCGGCTTTGGCGAGCCGTCGAAATACTCGCCGTCAGACCTTGCCGCCGCCATGAAGCAGGAACAATTTTAAAAAATCCCCAAAAAATCCCACGCGCTCGCCACTCGCGTGGGATTAATTTTTAATAGTGTATCAATCACTAACCCATCAAAAAGGAAGCCCCAATGGCAGAAGCAAACCGCCATCATGGCATCACAGCCAACGAATACACCGAAGGCGTGCGCAGCATCAGCGACATTTCCACCGCCATCATCGGCATGGTTTGTACCGCCGAAGATGCCGACGCAAAGGTATTTCCGCTCAATACGCCGATTTTTGCGACATCAGCCTACGACCTGCTGGCAAAAGCAGGCACAAAAGGCACGCTCGCCAAATCCCTCGACGCCATCGTTGACCAAGCCGACGCGCAAGTCGTCATCGTGCGCGTTGCCGAAAGCAAAAACACTGAAGAACAAAAAGCCAACGTCATCGGTACAGCCGAGGGCGGCAACTACACCGGCCTCAAAGCCCTGCGCCGCGCCAAAGCCGTGACAGGTTTCACCCCAAAAATCTTGGGCTGCCCCGAGCTTGACAGCCAAGACGTCTTGACCGAATTGGTAGGCGTTGCCCAAGCGACGCGCGCCTTTGCCTACGGCAGCGCAGGCGGTAATCCCGACATCACCGAAGTGGGCAACTATCGCAAAAACTTCGGCCAGCGTGAGCTGATGTTGATTGACAACGAGTTTATGGCATTCGACCCTGCCACCAAGAAAACCGAGACCGCCGCCACCATCGCCCGAGTATTGGGCGCGCGTGCCAAACTCGACAAAAATGTCGGCTGGCATAAATCCATTTCAAACACCGAAATCAACGGCGTCAGCGGCCTGAAATTCGCGCGCAGCTTCGACCTCTTGGACAAAAACTGCGACGCCAACACCCTCAACAACAAAGACGTCACCACCCTGATCCGCGAAGACGGCTTCCGCGTTTGGGGCAACCGCACCTGCACCAACGACAGCATGATGGCTTTTGAAGTCGCCACGCGTACCGCCCAAATCATCCAAGAGACCATCGCTTCCGCCTTCATGTGGGCGCTCGACAAGCCGATGCATAAGAGCCTGATGGAAGACATCATCATGGCCATCAACGCCAAATTGGCGCAATACGTCAGCAAAGGCTACATCTTGGGCGCGCGTGTGTTTATCGACAAAACCCTCAACACCTCCGAAACCGTCCAAGCCGGTCAATTCACGATTAGCTACGAGTTCACATGGGTGCCGCCGTTGGAAAACTTGGTTTTCAACCAACACGTCACTGACACATTCTTTGTTAACTTGGTTGACAAAGTCATCACATTTGCCAACACCCTGAAACCGACTACCGTCTAGGCCGTCTGAAAGGAAACCCACCCCATGAAAATGCCTAAAGTACTCAAAGGCTTCAACCTCTTCGTCGATGGCGAGAACCAATACGGCGTCATCGTCGACATCACGCGCCCCAAAATCAGCCGCCAAACCGAAACCTACACGCCGGGCGGCGGCATGATTGAAATGACCGTCGTCCACGGCTTTGAAAAGCTGACGATGGAAATCACATCTAAGGGCTACGACGCAGACATGCTCAAATCAATGTCAAGCAGCATCGGCGGCAAGCTGCTGCGCTACCAAGGCGCGTTGCAAGAGGAAGACGGCACAGGCTACCAAACCCTCAAGGGCGAAGCGCGCGGCCGCATTACCGAGGCCGACCCCGGCAGCGACAAACAAGGCGAAGGCGGCGAGCATAAATTCACAGTCGAGCTGGTTTACTGGAAAGAAAGCGTGGACGGCAGCCCCATCGTCGAAATTGACGTCATCGGCAATAAAGCCGCTTTCGGCGGCCAAGACGAACGCGCCGGCCTGCGAGCCGCTTTGGGCTTGTGATGAAAACCAAGAATTTGGCCATCTACCAGGGCGACACCTATTTATTCAAAGTCGCCCTGACCAACGAAGCAGGCGAGCCGTTGCAAACCGACGGCCTGTCTTTTGCGCTGGCCGTCAAATTTCCCGACGGCGCAACCATCACGCCCGAGCTGACCGTTGACGGCAACATCGTCAGCCTGCTGTTTCCCTCCGCCCTGACCGCCGCCATCACGCACACAACCGCCGAATACGACCTACGCGCCATCAGCGGCCAGTACGTCAAAACCTATTTGCGCGGCCAACTGCACATCACGCCGAGCATCACGCCCGTGACCGCAGGCGACGGCGGCGAAATCCACGAAGAGGCCGTCAGCGTTACCGTTTCCGAAGCCGCCATCATCCGCGCGGTTGGAAACCAAAGCCAGACGGCATACGACGACAGCGACATCAAGCAACGGCTAACCGCATTGGAGAGCCGTCAAGACCAAGACACCGTCTTCGATGACAGCGACCTGAAACGCCGCCTCGCCGCGCTGGAAAGCCGTCAAGACCAAGATACCGTCTACGACGACAGCGAACTCAAACGCCGCGTCGCCGACCTGGAATACGCCGAAGTCTATATGCGCACCTACGACGACAGCGACCTCAAACGCCGCCTCGCCGCGCTGGAAAGCCGCCAAGACAAAGACACCATCTTCGACGACAGCGACCTGAAACGCCGCCTCACTGCTTTGGAAAACCGACCAGCCCCCGAGGCAAAATCAGAATCGCCATATAGTGAGATTCAGGAGGGCTACATCGCCCGTGAAAATTTCGGCTTTATCCCCGAAAACAACACGCCGGCCACAGTATCTTTTCCTAAGCCATTCAGCCGCCGCCCCGATATTTTCGAGGCGTGCTTAGACATCAAAAGCAATTCGGCACGCTTGCAGTACATCCAAAACGTGACCGCGTCAGGTTTTGACCTGGCCACTAATTACAGCCCCGAATTAAAAGGCGTTTGGTATCGCGCCGCCATCTTAAAATCCCAATAGGAGCAAACCATGCAAACCATCAAAATCAACGACGACAACACCCTGACCATCGAGCTTTCCACCGGCGACCGCTACACCCTGCGCGAGCCGCTGGCCAAAGACATGGAGGGCTTGGGTCAGGACTTGATTAAAGTCAAACACACCGACACCGTCCAAAAACTGCTGGGCAAAATCTCAACGCCGCCGCTGACGCGTGTCGCCTATGGCAAATTGAGCATGTCAGACGCTCAAGTTTTAAACGTCGCCATTGATTTTTTTTCAGCGCCGCCTTCAGCCAAAGCCGAGATGGAGGCAGCCTTGCAGGACTTGGGCTATTCCCAAAGCTCAAATTCCGAGCAGACCACGTCGTCCGAATCCTAAGCGGCGAAGCCGACATCTATCAGGCGGCGGCCGACGAAGAGAAAAAGTATTACAACCTAATCAACGACTGCCTCGCCCAATGCGCGGCGACCTTCGGCAGCCTCGACAAGTTCGAGCAATGCAACATCGCCGAGCTGATTGAGTGGACCAATAAAGCCATCCAAATCAACACGCCCGAAGAATAAACAAAGGCCGCCTGAATATTTCAGACGGCCTTTTGTAATCAAAAAAACAGGAAACATCATGTCTAAAAGCCTCGAATTAAAAATAATCATGTCGGCCACCGACAAAGCCAGCGCGGCTTTTAAAAAGCTACGGAGCGCTGGCGATGTATTGGGGCAGACGCTCGACAAACTCGAAGGCGAGATGAAAGGCTACGAGCGCGCGCAAGCAAGGCTGACGCAACGCGTGCAGCTAACTGCGAAAATAAAAGAGCAAACCAAAGCCCTGATGGAAAACAGGCTTGCCCAAAAAGCCATAAAAGACGAAATCGCCAAGACAGGCGTGCCGACCAAAGCGCAGGCGCGAAACTTGGAAAAACTGCAAGCAGCCCAAGAAAAACTGCAAAATAGCCAAAGCCGCTACCAACAAAAAATCGAAGAAATCAACGCCGAGCTGAAAAAACACGGTATCGTCACAAAAGACGCGGCAGAAGCACAAAAGCAATTAGAGCAAGCCGCGAAGAAAACCGAAGCCGCCTTGCAAC